GCTCCACCAGTACCAGTGTAAAGAGTTACTTGTTTTTGAGCAGCATCAGTCATTGAATAAAATAAATCACCGATGATGTTCTTAAGTTTTGTTTCAGTCATTGTAGAGTAAGTGTCAGTTTCAACAATTTGCTCTAAAAGACCAGGACCTACGATTACAGGCTGTCCATTCTCATCTTTCATGTAAGTATGTCCGTTTGCATCATAAGTTTTTTGACCATACCAGTAGTACATTTCACACTCTTCTTTAAAGTCAAGCATGTGTAAGTACTCTTCATAGTCCATCCAAAGTTTAGTAGTTCCACTTCCTTTAGTTGGTAAAGAAAATTCTGCTACAAAATCTTTAGCGTTTCCAGACATGTGGTAAGATTTTCTAACTGTAGTTAGTTTGTTTCTTACTTTACCTGGAGTTTCCCAGTTAGAAGCGTTACCTCTAGAGAAGTCTACTCCTACAGGTGCATACATTTGCGCATATAACGCTCCTGGTACACAATCAGCTGCCGGCATTACTGCTGTAGCTGCTGGATTAATTAATTGTAAAGTATATTTCCAAGAAGATCCACCAGCTACTTGCTGAGGCTCTTTCATAATACGTGCTTGTGTCCCTGATTGAGATACTAATACGTATGGAAATACAAAGTGTTTATCAGGAAATTCCAACTCAAAAGTTGCACCTCCTAACCCTATTGATGACCCTGTTGGGCCTGTACCTGCTACCGGTCTCGTTCTCATTCTATGTGTTGCCACACGGTACTCATATTCTAAACGGTCAATAGATTTAGTATTTCCAACACCTTCTGTTAAGAAAGATAGTGGAAATCTTTTATCGTCTTTTCCTGCTAAATGAGTAATAATCGGAGACAGTTCAGTAGGTTTTGTCAATAACGCATTCGCTAAACTGTTCATATCAGTCATTTGCGAGTCATTGTAAAACGTCTTTTGAACGCTTATGTTTGTTCCATTTACTGCCATTTTTATTTATAATTTTGTAGAGTACCTATCTCTCTGTTAAGGTATATCTTTAAATGCTAAGATCTAAATTATCTAAATCAATATTTTTTGTAGACCTAGATCTTTTACGAGCGCTTTTTACATTTTCTTCGTTTTTAGAAATCTTTTGTCTTAATGATTTAGTTGATTGTGTCTTAGCTTTTGTTTGTATAATATCTTTTAAGTTAAATCCTTTGTACATTAAATAGTCAATAGCTAATTTAACATCCATGTCTGCTTCAGAATGATCTACATCTCTTTGAGTTAATCCATTTTCTGTTACAGGTTCTGCAAGCCAATTAAAAAATCCAGCTTTTTCTTTTTCTGGAACCGCTAACCCAGCAAATTCTGTAGAGTCATGTATAGTGTCTGCTACATTTCCCCAAAACTCTTCTTGTTTTTGTTGCTGTTGTTTAAGCATAGCTTCTTGTTGTTCTACCATTTTACCTCGTCTTTGTTCCTGCACTTTTCCTAACGCTTGTTTAGCTTGCTCAGCTTTTCCGTGTAGTTTTCCAGAATCTTCATAGTCATTTAACATTTCTTTAATAAAAGCTTTATCATGCCCTTTCTCAGTAAAATAATCTGATAAAATTGCTTTTTGACTTCTAACATCATCTTCTGCAAGCTCAAATTTATTATAATCTAAATTAGGATCATACGCTTGCATAAAAGTTTGTGATTCTCCTCCGTTTAAAACATATTGTAAATGATTTTTAACTAGTGGAAATTTTTCAAGAACTTCATCAAGTCTATCATCTGCCATTTGAGATGCTACATCTTTTGTCATTGCTGCTAATCCTTCTGATGTATCAGGATACTCACCATCTAATTCATATCCTAATTTTTCTAAAACTTCTGATACAACAGTACCTTCTTCAAGATTTTTATCGTCTTCTGTATCGTCTCTATCATCTTCTTCAGAATCTTTTTCATCTTCAGACTCTTGCTCTTCTTCGTCTTCAATATCTTCAAGTTCATCAGTAGGTTTTTCAACTTCTTCTTTTACTTCTTCTTTTGTTTCTTCTACAGGCTTTTCAACTTCGTCGATAGCAACTGTATCAACGCCATCACCTGCGATTACATCGTCAAATGTAATGTCGTCTAATTGTATTTTTTCATTTGGTTCCATTCTATATATTTATTGGTTTAAGTTACAAATTTACTAATTATATTGATATTTTTTATAGTTTTTTTATTTTTAGTTTTTGTTTTATTATATAACACTTACCAGCATCCATATCTACATTTTTTTCTAATTCCTCCTTTTCTAAAGTTATATCCTAATCCTATTTTAAATTCAGGACTTTGAGTTTGAAAATTATATCCTGCTTCTCCTGATAAAGGGCCTAATCTTCCATATCCTCCTACACCTATACCAGAAGTTGTCCCAGCTTTAGCATATGCCCCATACCCATACCTACCCCAGTCAGGTCTTCCTAACACTCCAAGTTTCATTTTACCTTCATAGAATGGAGATTTATCTTTTGTATTTATTCCTCCTTTACCTTCTAATCCAAAATGACCATGATCCCAGTATCTTCTACCTCTACTAAAGATAGATTCATAAGTTAGTTTACCCCCTATATTAAGATCTGCTTCAGGAGATTTATTTCCAGGCAAGTCTGTATTAACTCCAGATTTTTCAACCATTCTAAAATTAGCCCCTGAAAAAGTAGGGCCTATTCTTAAAGATTTATCTGACTCTGCAAAACATTGCCCTGTTCTACAAGCATCTCCTAAAATATTAATAGACGGTTCTAATTTATACTCTGGACCTTTATCTGAGTAACCTACATAAGCACCTATGTTTTGAAGGGCTCCTCCAAGTTGATATTCTGATCTATACCCTCCTTTTCTTTTAGGTTTAAAAAGTTCTGTAGCAGAATCTTTTTTATAATCTCTTTCAAATCTAGGATTAGTTTTTGATAAAATTTTATTTATATACTCTGTAGTTTCAGTAATAGGTTCTCCAGTTTTTCTATCTAAATAATACTCAGGAAGTTTATCTACCCAATGAAGATCGTCATATATATTTATACCATCATTTTTCATTTTTGTTAAAACACCTTTTAATCTAGGTCCCCCCATATTGTACCCTGCTAATTGTTTTGCTAGTTTAACTTCGTCAGTTCCTTTATTTATATAAGGTCTTTTTGAAAGATAGTCCATCCATTTTTCTTGAGCTTTTGTTGCTTGTGTATAATCAAAAGGGTCAAAATTATTTTTAACTATACCTTTCTTCTTCATATCGTCAATTGTAATAGGCATAAATTGTGCAATACCCATAGCTCCTGCATCACTTACTGCGTTAGGTTTAAATGTTGATTCTGCGTATCGTTGCCTTTGAAGAAAAATATTTCTAGCATCTTTTTCATTTTTTTCTTTAGTCATATTTAACAAATCATAAGATTTGTAACCACCAGTTTGATACGCAGCTGGTGATTCTATTACTGTTCCTTCTGATGGACCAGTTGGTAAATCTTGTATTCCTGGGGGTACATTTTTATAACTTTCTACTAAATGTCCTTGATCATCTATCTTTTGTATGTCAATAGGAGCTTCCATCCCAACCGTATTAAATGATTGGTTAGGTTGTACGTCTGGAAAAGCCATACTAGCATCTGTATTGCCAGCTGCATGTTCTTCTCTAAGTCCTACTTCTTGTTCTTGCGGTGTTTGAGCAACCATCATTTCTTGTTGCTGTTCTTGCATTTGATGTTGCTCAATAAGATCTATACCTTGATCTGCAGCTTGAAACACTTCAGTTATACTTCCAGGGTAACCAGAAGCTTTAGCTCTATCTAATAATTCTCGCCTAGTTTCGTTTGTTGGCATTCTTATCAGCTATTTCTTTCTTTACTTTACTGTCTTCTCTTTTAACTTGGTTTGATTCCCTAGCAATACTTTCAGATTCTTGACTTCCCCTCATTTTTTCATTTAACTCTTTCTCTCTTATTTCAAGTTCTCTTTCTTTTATCTCAAAGTCTCTAACCATTTTTTCTAAATTTAGATTATTGCCTTCAACATCTTTTTTAGACTCAGCATTTATTAATGCAATCTCAATATCTTTTTGCCTATCTTTTTCATTTTCTAAAGACGTTGCTTCTTGCATTGTTTGTTGAGCTTGTAGTTGTTGCTCTTGCATTTGCTGTTGAGCTTCTTGCTGAGCTTGTTCTAATTCTTCTTGTGCTCTATCAGCTTTCTTAAGATTGTCTTTAATTTGTGTAAAGCTGTCAGAGTCTAACATTTCAGCTATATCTCCTGGTTTAGCACCATTTTGCATCATAGCTTGTGTTAATCCTTTTATGTTTTGTAATTTTTCTTGATCTTTACCAGCATCAGAAACAAATATCCCATAATTACTTTCCATGTGCTGCATACTATCTATATCTAAATAGTCTGTAGTACCATCTGGCATAACATACATTGACTTTTTACCTCCTAGCCACGCTTCTTTAGAATAATCTAACAGTGCTTGGAAATCTCTTTGCTCCATTCTTTCAAACTTTCTAAATAGATCTTCTGTAATATGTGATGATTGTAATATAGCTTGTTGTGAAGATGCTTTACCTTCGTATGCTCCAAT